GGCACACTTCCGGTCTATTTCAACGCACGCGAATCCGTGGGATGGCAGGAGATTGTGGACAATGCGCCTATCGGCGTCCTCAGTTCCGCAGACCGGCAGATTGTCGAGGTGCTATCCCGGCTGATTGCCGAGTGTCGCGAAAACTTCATTGATTTTCCGGTGCAGAAGTTGGCGCGGATCGAGTCAATGCTCGGCAAGCTCGGCATGACGCCAGCCGACCGCAGCAAGGTATCCGGCAAGAAGCAGGACAACAACCGGAACGCATTTGCCGACCTATGAGCACAAAGCCTGTCTGCCAAAACGTCAAGGATGCGACGAAGTACTGCAAGGACGTGGTTGCAGGAAAGATTCCGGCATGCAAATGGGTGATATTGGCCTGCCAGCGACATCTTGACGACCTGATTCACAGCAAGGACAAGACATTCCCCTACGTTTTCGATGAGAAACGGGCGGAAAAGCTACTCAGGTTTATCCAGTTGCTGCCCCATACCAAGGGCAAATGGGCGGCAGGAAAGCAGGATATCAGGCTTGAACCGTGGCAAAAATTCAGCATCGGGATGCCTTTTGGCTGGATACACCGCGAGAAAGGCACCCGGCGCTATCGTAAAATACTGATTTTTGTTCCACGCAAGAACGGAAAAAGCATCATTGCAGGCGGGATTGGTAACTACATGCTGTCGATGGATGGCGAGTACGGAGCCGAGGTCTATTCCGGAGCAACAACTGAAAAGCAGGCGTGGGAAGTTTTCCGGCCTGCCAAGCTGATGATCGAGCGGACACCGGAACTGCGCGAACACTGCGGCATTGAGGTCAATGCAGGTAGCATGATCATCCTGCGCGATGGCAGCCGGTTCGAACCCGTGATTGGCAAGCCAGGCGACGGATCCAGCCCGTCCTGCGCCATTGTTGACGAATACCACGAACACCAGACCAGCGATCTCTACGACACGATGGAGACCGGCATGGGTGCGCGTGAGCAACCGGTCATGCTGGTCATCACCACGGCGGGATCCAGTATCGGAGGCCCCTGTTACCAGATGTGCCGCGATGCCCAGCGGATGCTGGATGGCGCGATTGATGACCCGGAAACATGGGCCATGCTGTACACAACGGATGATGGCGACGACTGGACATCCGAGGATGCGCTGATCAAGGCCAATCCCAATTACGGCATCTCGATTGACGCTGACTTTCTGCGGTCACGACAGCGCGAGGCGATGCAGTCCAGTCAGAAGCAGGCGATTTTCCGAACCAAGCACCTCAACCACTGGGTTGGCGCGAAGACTACGTGGATAAACATTCTCAAGTGGAACACCTGCAAGCCGCGCCTGCCGCTGAAGGAGCTGGAGGGCAGGCCGTGCTATGTCGGCGTGGACTTTGCCAGCAAGGTCGACATTGCGGCTTTGGTGGCCGTCTTCCCTCCATATGGTGACGACGACCGGTGGCACGTCCACGGCTGGTACTACTCTCCCGAGAATCGCGTCCTGGAGATGATTGACGGCAACAGCGCACTTTACCGGCAGTACCATTCCGATGGCCTGTTGACGCTGACCGAGGGCGATGTGATCGATTTTGAGGCAATCAAGGACGACCTGCGCGGCATCGCATCCCGGTTCGACCTGCAGCAGGTCGGATTTGACCCGTGGCAGGCAACGCAGTTTGCCAGCGAGATGATCGACGAGGGCCTGAACATGATCGAGGTCAGGCAGACCGTGCAAAACATGTCTGCGCCAATGAAGGAAGTAGAGGCGCTGGTCATGTCCGGCACCCTCTCGCATGGCTCCTGTCCTGTCCTGACGTGGATGGCGTCCAATGTCGTTGCCAAGATAGACGCGAAGGACAACATCTACCCCAACAAGGAGCGGTCAGAGAACAAAATCGATGGAGTCGTCGCGCTGATCATTGCAATCAACCGGGCGATGACAAGCATTGCCGACACCGGCTCATCTATCTGGGTACTCGAATGAAGAAGCGCATCCGGCAACGTCAGCAAACGGCTGTAAAAGCGGCCGGTAGCCTGCCGACCAGTTCGGGCGTCTATGGCTCCGACCTGTACAGCCTGCTGGCCAGCCCCAACGCAAGTGGTCAGGCCGTGACCGAGTCAACGGTCATGTGCGTCAGTGCGGTATATGCCTGCATTCGCCTGATCTCCGGAGCCATTGCCAGCCTGCCGCTGCCGATCTACCGCGAGAGCAGTGATGGCAAGAACCGCAGCAGTACGCAGCTACCCCTGCGCGACCTGCTGAACAAGCAGCCGAATCCCCGGTGCAGCGCCAGCACGTTCTGGCGCTACATCGTGACTAGCAAGCTGTTGCATGGCGACGGGTTTGCAAAAATTGTCCGCAAGAGCCGCACCTCTCCGGAAGTAGAGGCGCTGATTCCTTGGCATCCGTCTGCCGTGATTGTTCACCTGAACGGTGACCGGCTGGCTTACCAATTCTTCAGCATGCCGAACCTAGATGGCAGCACGTTGCAATCTGAAATCCTGGATCAGGATGATGTGCTGCATTTCACGGGTGTCGGATTCAATGGCCTGCGCTCGGTGTCGCCGCTGCGTCATGCCCTGCGCAACGCCGCCGGGATTGCCCTGGCGGCAGATCGCTACAGTGCGGAGTTTTTCGGAGCCGGGGCAAAGCCGGAAATCGTGCTGAAGAGTACGGCCACAAAGCTGAACGAAGAACAGAAGGAAATGATCCGCTCGGCTTGGGTGGATATTCATGCTGGCAACCGCATGCGGCCCGGTGTGCTGGGTGCAGGCATGGAACTGCATGAGCTGACGATCAACGCAGAGGAGGCGCAGCTGCTGCAGGCGCGTCAGTTCCAGATCGAGGACATTGCCCGCATCTACGGGGTGCCGCCGTTCATGATTGGCCATACCCAGAACACTACCAGCTGGGGTTCCGGCGTTGAGCACATGGGCATCGGGTTTGTGAAGTACACCCTGCAGGAGCACCTGGTTGACGCAGAGCAGGAGATCAACCGCAAGTTACTGCGCAATTCGCCATTTTTTGCCGAGTTTGCCACCGCCGGTCTGGAGCGTGGTGACATCAAAACCCGTAACGAATCGTACCGGATCGGCCTGGGCCGCGCCGGTGAACCGGGGTGGCTGACCATCAACGAGGTCCGCGCCTTTGAAAACCTGCCACCGGTTACTGGTGGCGATGTTCTGGCGTCATCCGCGCCGATAGCTGGAGCCTGATATGAACCAACTACTGAGCCTGTACGCACTGAACCGTGGCGCCCGGCATGTGTTCCGCGTGGAAAATGCGGTTTCGGAAAGCGAAGCCACGATCTACATGTATGACATGATTGTGGGCGATGACCTGACCGCCGAATGGTGCGGCGGCATCAGCCCCATGATGTTCCTGCGTGATCTGGCCAGCATTACCGCGCCCACTATTCATTTGCGCATCAACAGCCCCGGTGGTGACGTTTTCGCCGCCCGTGCCATTGAGCAGGCCATCCGCGACAGTGACAAAACCATCATCTGCCACATTGACGGCATCTGCGCCAGCGCGGCTACCTTCATTGCCATTGCCTGCGATGAAGTAGTGATGTCGCCCGGTGCGCTGTTCATGATCCACAACGGTTGGACGTATGGCTGCGGCGACCGCCACGACATGACCAAGACGGCCACTTTGCTGGGCAAGGTGGACAGCACCATTGCCCTCAGCTACGCCACCAAGAGCGGCAAGGAGCAGGCAGAGATTGCGCTGTTGATGGATGCTGAGACATGGTTCACCGCTCAGGAGGCGCAAGCCTTTGGCCTGATTGACCGCATTTCCGGCGAGGCCGATGCAGTCCCGCCGGGTGCTCCTGCTGCGCCACCGGAGCCGGAAGAGCCGGAAATGGAAGGACCGATGGATATGTGGAACCTTTCGGTTTATCGCAATGCTCCGCGCGCCCATAAGCCGAAGGCCCGCACCAGTCCCGCGCCTGCACCTAATCCGCCGCCGCCACCGGCTGCAAAGGCCCCTGATTTTGCTGCGATGACGCGCCGGTTGGCGCTGACCGCTGCCCTGTAAACCCCGGTTTTAACCCGCCACACCCGCAATGTTGCGGGTTTTTTCATTTTGGAGATCCAAAAAATGAAGTCGATTCAAGCCCTGCGTGAAGAGCGCAACATCCTCGCGAAACGTGTTCAGGACACCATGACCGCCAGCCAACAGCCCGGCGCCACCTGGACCCCTGAAAACCAGTCTGCCTATGACGCAGACATGGCCAATATTGAAGGCATCAATGCCGAAATCCAGCGCACCGAAAAGGCCCTGTCCGCCCTGGGTGATGCCCAGCTGCAGGACCAGATCAATGCCGCTGTCCACAAGCCGCAGTCTGCCGGAAAGCGTCTGCTGGCAAAGTGGTTGAAGGGCGGTGATGCAGCCCTGACGGCTGAGGACTGGACCCAGATCCGCAATACCATGTCCACCACTACCGGCAGCCAGGGCGGTTATACCGTGCAGTCGGATGTTGCCTCTGTGCTGTTCGATGCGCTGAAGGATTTCAGCGGCGTGCGCCAGGTGGCGACGGTCATTCAGACCGACATGGGCAACAGCCTGTCATTCCCCACCAGCGACGGCACCAGCGAGACTGGTGAACTGATTGCGCAGAACACCACCGCAACGGCTGCTGACCCCACGTTTGGCACTGTGGCGCTGGACGCCTACAAGTTCAGCTCCAAGATCATCGCCGTGCCGTTTGAGCTGCTGCAGGATAGCAACATTGACATCGAGGCGTTCATCAATCGCCGCTTTGCCGATCGTCTTGGCCGCGTCACCAACACCTACTTCACCACCGGCAGCGGCAGCAGCCAGCCGAAGGGTGTGGTAACTGCCTCTACCCTTGGCAAGACCGGCGCCAGCGGCCAGACCACCACCGTCATTGCGGATGACTTGATTGACCTGGTGCATTCGGTGGACGTTGCCTACCGTTCGCTGGGCCGTTGCGCTTTCATGATGAACGACGCCACGCTGGCTACGATTCAAAAATTGAAGGACAGCACCGGCCGCCCGATCTTCCTGCCCGGTTATGACGGTTTGTCCGGCCCCATGGCTGACACCATCCTCGGCTATCCGGTGATCATCAACAACGATGTGGCGGTGATGGCTGCTTCTGCCAAGTCGATCCTGTTCGGTGATTTCAGCTTCTACTACATCCGCGACGTGATGCAGGCAGAACTTTTCCGCTTCACCGACAGCGCCTACGCCAAGCTGGGCCAAGTGGGTTACCTGGCCTGGATGCGCAGCGGCGGCAACCTGCTGGACACCGGCGGCTGCATCAAGCACTACATCAACGCGGCGTCCTGATGACGGCGGGGCAGGCTTCGGCCTGCCCCGTTTGGGTGAAGATATGGCCAAGCAAAAACCGGCTGAAACCGTCCGCGCTGCTGTCCTTCGGGATTGCTACCGTGACGGCAAACGTATTCCGGCGGGTTCGGTGGTGGAGTTGTCCACTGCTGAATATGCCGACCTTTTCAAATCCGGCGCTGTAAACGACAGCCCGGAACAGATCGCCTACTTTGAGGCATCCGGACAATGAAACTGACCACCGTCACCCCATCTGCAGTGCTGCCGGTGTCGCTGGATGACATCAAGCTGCATTGCCGCCTGGACACAGACACCAACACCGAGGACAGCCTGCTGACCCGGCTGGCGTTTATGTCTGCCGAGCGCTGCAGTCACGAAACCGGCCGCGCCATGCTGACGACCACCTACCGGCTGGACGCCGACATCAGCGAGAAACTGCTACTGCCGCGCCCGCCGTTTGTGGCCATTACCTCGGTCACGGTGACAGATGCGGACGGTGTGGAAACGGTGCTGACAGCAGACGACTACAGCCTGACCAACACCCGGCAGAAAACGCTGCTGACCATCGATAACCCCGGCAGCGGGGTCACGGTCGCGGTGGTCTTTACGGCTGGTTATGGGGTGACTGCAGCCAGCCTGCCGCATGCGGTTGCCGGATGGATACTGATTGACGTTGCCACGCTGTATGAGCAGCGGCAGGCGGTGACTGCCGGCAATGCCAATGCCATCCCGTATCCGTTTGTGGGTGGTCTGCTGGACGGCTACCGGGTGGACTACTGATATGGATATTGGCAGCCTGAGCCATCAGGTGACCATCGAGCGCCCCGCCGAAACGCGCGGTCAGATGGGCAGCCAGAAAAAGGCCTGGGCGCCGATCTGTCAGACCTGGGCACGGGTGCAGCCGCTAAGCGGCCGCGCGCTGGAAGTTGCCCAGGCGCTGCATGCCGAAGTCACCGTCAAGATCACCATTCGCTACCGTGCGGACGTGGACGAAACCTGCCGCGTGGTTTATCGCGGCACCAATTACGCAGTGCAGTACGTGCTAAACCCGGAAGAGCAAAACCGGGAGCTGCAGCTGTATTGCACCACCGGGGTCAGTGATGGCTGATCCGGTCGCGACTCTCACTGTCAGCGGTCTGGCGGATCTGGAGGATGCGCTGCTGGAGCTGGGAAACGCAGTGGCGGGTCAGGCGCTGTACAACGCGCTGATGACCGCAGCCATCCCCATTCAGGACACCGCCATTGACATGGCGCCGCAAGCCGCCAAACCGTACTACCGGTACAAGCGGCGCGGAAAGAAGGTGCGTGGCAGGGCGGCTGCCGGTCAGCCGGCAGCCGGTACCACCACCGAGAGGGTACTGGAGCAGCCTGGCAACCTGCGGAAAAACATTGCCCGCAAACGGCTGAAGGGTCGCAAGTATGCCGAGTTGACCGGCGGCGAGGCTTACGTCGGTGTCAGTTGGCAGGGCAATGCCTTTTACGGCCGTTTCCTGGAGTTCGGGACCGCCAAGATGGCGGCCCGGCCGTTCTTGCGCCCCGCTTTTGACGCCAGATCCGGCGAGGCGTTGGGCATATTCATGGACCGCCTGCGTGAAAACATCGAGCGCGCCCGCCGCCGGGCCGCTGCCAAGACCCAGGGGACTGCCCGATGAGTACCACCATCCGCGCCAATGCTGCCGTGACTGATGCGCTGAAGTCTTTGGTCAAGGATCGAGTGTGGCCGTTTGTCGCCCCGGAAACCAACCCGGGGCCGCCGTACATCACGTACACCCCGATCAGCAGCCAGCGCCTGCAAACGCTGGACGGCTACAGCGGCCACAACCAGGTGGCTATGCAGATAGACATCTGGGCGGCTGATGTGGAAACCACCACGCGCCTGGCCGAGACCGTCATCCAGCTGCTGGAGGCCCGTACCGACATTTCCGCCCGCGTCCAGCAGGACCGGGACGACCACGATTCCACCACCAACCTCGTTCGGAAGTCGCTGGACTTCCTGATTTGGGAGCAAACGCAATGACAGCCACTACGCACAACACGAACAACCTTGTCCTGAAAATTGGCGATGGGGTGACTCCGACCGAAGGCTTTACCGCTGTTGGTCAAATTACCGATTGGGATGGTTTTGACGAAAAGTCGAAGGTTATCGACATTACCACCCTGGACGACGACTACGCCGAAAAGGACGGCGGTGCCGTGATTGATTCGGGCAGCACGGGCATGGACCTGCTGTATGACGCCGCCAACACCAACATTAACACCCTGCGCTCCGGCGTTGGCACCAAGAAAAACTTCAAGCTGATTTTGTCCAACGGCACCACCCAGTTTGCATTCGCGGCGGTGATCACGGGCTACAAGATCACCGGCAAGAAGGATGACAAGGTTCGCGCCAAGGTCAGCCTGGACATCTCCGGCGCCATCACCAAGTCCACCATCACCCCGTAAGGTCCTGCCATGCTGACACGTTCCGAGATTCTGGGGCTGGGTTTCCGGTCTGAGGTTGTTTCCACCCGTGCCGGTGATGTGCGGGTTCGCGTTATGTCTGGCGCTGCCCGCGAGGCGTTTGAGGCCTCGCTGGGCAAAGCCGACAATAGCGGCACCATCCGTGCCCGCTGGCTGCGGCTGACCGTATGCAATGAGGCGGGCGAACTGGAGTTCACGGACGAGGATATCCCGCGCTTGGCGCAGCTGGATGCAGATATCCTGATGCCGGTTTTTGCTGCCGCCCTGCGGATCAACGGCATGGCTCCGGCATCGGTTGAGGATGCCGAAAAAAACTGATTGCCCGGCCGGTCCGCCAGTTCTACTTCCGGCTGGCGGCCCGGCTGGGGCGTTCGGTCAAGGAACTGCTGGCAACGGTTGACAGCGACGAGCTGACCGAGTGGATTGCAGCCTGGCAGATGGGCCTGCTGGATGACTGGAAGCCAGTGCGTGATGTGATCGACTACGCCAGCGCCGGTATCTGCGCCACCATCGCCAACGTCAACCGGTCATCCGACACCCGGGCTTACAGCCTGTTCGATTTTGCCCTGTTCGCGGAAAAGCCGGACCGTGATCCGGCGGATCTGGATGCCGAACTGGAAGCAGCCTTCACAGAGAGAGCAATCAATGGCTAATGTCCTTTCCAGCCTGATGGTCACGCTGGGCGCGGATACCGCTGCCTTCCAGCAAGACATGGGCAAGGCCGGGCAGACCGCCAAGACCGAGTTCGAGAAGATCACGGACGGCGCGAAGGCCATGGGCGCGGCGCTGGCTGCGGCGTTTACGCTGGATGCCATCAAGGATGGCGTGCTGCGGGCTGTTGATTTTGCCGATGCCATGGGTGACATGGCGGCCCGTACCGGGCAGTCGGTGGAATCACTGACTGCCATGGGCTATGCGGCACAGTTTTCTGGCTCCAGCATAGACACGTACACGGCGGGCATTGAAAAGCTGTCATCCGGCATGGCCGATGCCGCAAACGGTAACGCGGCCGCATCCGGGATGTTCGACAAACTCGGCGTCAGCGTTACCGACGCCAATGGAAAACTGCGTGACAGCAATGCGGTATTTTTGGACGTAGCGGACAAGATTGCCGCGATTGAATCGCCGTCTGAAAAAACCGCTGTGGCCATGGATGTGTTCGGCAAGTCTGCCGGTCCTGAGTTGCTACAGCTGCTGAACCAGGGCAGTGGCGGCATAACTGCCCTGACCGCTGAGGCCCAGCGCATGGGCGCGGTGATCAGTACAGAAACAGCCATGCAGGCTGGGCAGTTCAATGACGCCCTGGATCGCGCGAAAATTGCGTCCAACGGTTTGTACATGGGCATTGCCAAAGAGGTATTGCCGGTACTGAATAACTTCAGCAGCAAGGCGCAGGATGCAGCCACTAGCGGCGGTGTGCTTGAAAAATCAGCCACGGCTGTCGGGGTTGCGTTTAAGACGATCTATACCGGCGGGGCGGTGCTGGGCAATGTGCTGGGTCTTATTGGCGACCAGATGGGGAAAGTCGGTGCCATGGCCGCATCGCTGGCCAGTGGTGATTTTGACCAGCTGAAATCCATCTGGAACGACCGAAGCGCCATTGAGCAATACAAGGCCAGTATCGTTGATCTGGGTAGCATCTGGAATGATGTCGGTGGTAGTGCCTCGTCGGCTGCTGCGGCGCAATCGCGGGCGTTGGGCGGTGCTGGTAGTGATGCTCCTGCGGCTGCCGGTACCGGGAAAGGCAAGGCTAAGGGTAAGGCCGCCGCTGCAAAACAAGGCAAAACTGTCAGCCGCTACGATGAATTGATGGCCGACTCCGGCATTGCCGGTGCCGTGACGGACATCGGCTATGACGCCATGCAGGAAAACCGGCAGTTCGAGGAAACAGAGGCCGCGCGGATCCAAGCGGCGAATGAATCTGCAGCTGTCCTGGAGCAGCTGAAGACCAAGCAAATTGCCAGCGAGCGCGAACTGCAGGCTGCCAAGCGCCAAGAAATTGCCATGACCAAGGATTTCTTCCTTGGCGGTCTGGATCAGATGGCTGCTGGCCACGGCAAAGCAGCGAAAGCGGCGCAGGGCATTCAGAAGGCGCAGGCAGCTTACAACATTGGCGTCAAAACCTATGAAGCCGCCACTGGGGCCTATGCGGCGTTGGCGGGTATCCCCATCATCGGCCCGGCGCTGGGTGTTGCGGCGGCTGCTGCGGCCATTGCGTTCGGCGGCAGTATGTTGTCCGGGGTTATGTCGGGCGGTGGCAAACCGTCAGCGCCATCGGCTCCCAGCATTCCCACCGGCAGCGGGGCGGCGGGAGTGCAGCCGATCAGCCAGCAGCAGCCGGAGCGGGTGCAGCAGACTATCCTGCAAATACCTGAAAATGGCTTGATGACTGGCCGCACCATTGCCGATCTGCTGGACGCTGCCCTGGGCGACGGAAAGCAGCTGACCAACCTGCGAGTGCAACTGACATGACCAGCAACGCCCTCATCTGTTACACCAACCTGGCTGAATCGCCGCTGCTGACCGTCGCCACCGCCAGCAGCGCGGCCACCGGTTACAGCGCAGCCAACGCCTGGGACTGGCTCACCACCACGTACTGGTCACCAACCTCCAACGGCGTGCAGTTCCTCCTGTTCGCGTTCAGCTGGCCCGTCGGCGCCGACTATTTCGCCATGTACCGTCACAACCTGGGCACCGTGGGCGCATCCGTCAAACTGCAACACAGCGTGGACGCCGTCACTTGGATCGATGCCTTCCCCGCCGTCAGCCCGGACGACAACGAGATTGTGCTGCACGCATTCACCGGCGTTTACAGAACTTTCTGGCGCATCTTGTTCGACCTTGGCAGCAGCGTCGCCAGCCTGTTCGTCGGCATCGTCGCATTCGGCCCGCGCCTCACCACTGAATATGGTATGCCTGCCGGTTTTGTGGTGCCGCGCCACAGCCGGTCCACGCAGATCCTCAACAGCAAAACCGAGGGCGGCCAGTTCGCCGGCCGGTCGATCATCGCCAGGGGTGCACGGTCAACTATCACTATCCGCAACGCCACGCAGGCCTGGGCGCGGCAGCAGTGGGAACCGTTCGTGCGGCATGCGGAGCTGAAGCCATTTTTCTTCAGCCGCAACCACACCGATTACCCGGAAGACGCCGTCTACTGCTGGACGGATGGTGAAATCCCGGAATATGGCATCAACGACGACCGGCGCCAGACGTTGAGCATGCCGGTGCAGTGCTTGTTGAGCGGGGAGTGACAGCGTGACTGATTACCTCACCGAGTCCGCAAAATCCGGCAGAATCCCGGTCGTGTTTATCGAGCTGGACATGGATGTCTGTACCCGGACATACGGCAGCAGCCCCTGCACGGCTGCCATTGGCGTTACCGGTGCTGATAAGTGCCACAAAACATACTCCAACTGCCAGGATAAGCCGAATTACAACAAGGGGGTGAAAACCTACAGGTTTTGCGAATCAACCGCGTCAATTCCTGTAGGCGTGCAGGCCATTCCGCTGCTGAAAAAAGTGACGTTTGCCTCGCAGGTCATCACGCCGGGTAAGGGTCTGGGTGTGCGGGGTAGTGTCACCGTGCGGTTTTCGGATGCGCCCTGGACCGATGTGGACATTGACCCCTATTTTGCTGACCGCGCCACCCCGGCCGCCGGCACGTTCTGGGGCCGGTTCCGTGCCCGCAACCCGTACTATGAGGGCCGCGCTATCCGCATCCTCAGCGGGTACATCACCAGCCCGTTCACCTGGGACACGTTCCAGACCCGCGCCTACATCATTGACAGCCTGTCCGCAGTGCTCAAGGGCGATGAGGCGCAGATTGTCGGCAAAGACATCCTGAGGCTGGCTGACGACAAAAAAGCGCTGTTTCCGGCGCCGTCCAGCGGCACGCTGTCTGCCAGCATCAGCAACAGCGCCACCAGCCTGACCGTGGCCCCTACAGGTGCCGGTGCTGATTACCCGGCTTCAGGAAAAATCGCCATCAGCGGCGAGGTGATGAGCTACACCCGCAGCGGTGACGTTTTCACCGTCACCCGGGCGCAGAGCAACACTGTTGCTGAGGCCCATGACGCCGACGACACCGTGCAGCTGGTGGGTGAGTTTGTGGCCGCAGAGATTCAGGACGTGATTTACGACTTGCTGACCGTATCGGCAGGCATCGACACGGCCTACATCGACAAAACGGCATGGGACACTGAGCGCGACACCTATCTGACCGGCGTTTGGAATCTGGAACAACCTGAACCGGTTGGCGTCAATACCTTGCTGGCTGAGCTCACCGAACAGGGCAACTGCCGGATCTGGTGGGATGAGATCAACCAGAAAATCCGGTTCCGCGCCATCCGCCCGCTGGATACTGCGCTGCCGGTGTACACCGATGACCTGCATTTTGGCGAAAACTCGGTATCAGTGACCGAGGACACAAAACAACGTGTCAGCACGGTGCTGATCTATTTCGGGCGGCTCAATCCGACTGAAAAACTGGATGACCTGAAAAACTATGCCGTGCGCTACATCCAGGCGGACACGGATGCTATCAGCACCAACGAGTACGGCAGCAGCGTCATCAAGCGGATTAACAGCCGGTGGTTTTTGTCGTCCAGCCTGGGGCGCGTGCAGGATCTGGCTGATGCACTGCTGATGACCTATCGTGACCCGCCTCGGTTGCT